AATTTACTTCCATGAAATCATGGAAATAATATGCCAATAAGTGCAAAAGTTCCAGTTATTGGTGAAGCTGATTTATTCAGTGGAAATAGTGAATGGACAACTGGTGCAGTAACTTTCACACCAGCAAACAACTGACCAGACACTGGTGCAGTAACTATTTCGCAAGGACAATTCATTCTTTACGTTGATATTTCAAAGAGAGAATTGAATTATTCAGTTGGTGATCTTGAAGCTTTGGTAAGAGATAGAATCAACAGAGCAGCCGCAAGAACAATTGACGCTTCTTTCGTTAATTCAGATAATACAGCAAGTGGTTCTGGAAACATTAACGGAACATATTCTGGTTCACCTTATTTCGTTCAACAAGCAACTGGTATAAGAAAAGTTGGAATTGCAAATACAGCAGTTTCAGTTGGTTCATTAACAGCTTGACAAATTCTTGCAGTTAAATGAGTAATCGACGCTTGATACCAAGCAGACTTGAACGATTTATTGATAATTGCACCAGCAAACGTTTATGATAAAATGCTTGCTTTAAGTGAAGTTATCACAATGGACAAATTCTGACCAAACGCAACAATCGTTAAAGGTGTATTAGCAAAAGCATTCGGAATCGATGTTTTGGTTGCAAGAGACTTCCCAGCATTAACAAATACTTCTGGGCTTGTTGACGCAACAGCCGCTAACAACACAAAAGGTTCTTTCGCAGTTGTTTATAAACCAGCTATTCAGTATGGTTTCGGACAACCACTTGAAATAGAACTTGATCGTGTTGCTGGACATGGAATCAGATTAACAGCAACTTTCGAATTCGGTTTCGGAATTGCAAACAGCACAGCATGACTTGGAAAAACAATCGGATTATGAGTAAATGTAACTCTTTAATCAGATTTGGAAATATCTTGCACGGTTCTTTAATGAGCCGTGCGAGAATTTATAACATATAATTTATAATCATGACAAAGACATTAAAGAATATTTCAAAAGAAACACAGCTTGTTGATTGAGTAGAAATAAAAGCATGAGCAACTTTTGAAACAAGGTGGTTCGATTCTCTTTTAAGAAATTACCCACATCTTTACGAATTGGTTGAAGATAAAGGAGAAAAGAAAGAAGAAAAAGTTGTTGAAGAAAAACCAGCGAAAAAATCAACAAAGAAATAATTTATAAAATATTATAAAAACAATGTATTCAAGTTTATCACAATTCAAGGCTTATTTATGAATCGATAGCGGAGATACAAGCAAGGATTCACAATTAACACTTGCATTAAATAGTGCGTGTAAATTATTGAATCATCTTTGTGGCGTTGACAGTTTCGATCAAGCAGAATATGAAGAACAAATTGATTTGAGAAAAGTGTATACAAATTCATTTTGATACAACATATTTTTGAAAAACAAACCAGTTCAAAGCATTTCGCAAGTCAATGGATCAGATTATTCTTGAACAAAATGAACTGATTACATGGTTGCAAATCAAAGAAGAATTATTTTTAAATCGCTTGATGTAAATTCAGATTTCGGATTTATCACTATTAAATACACAGCTTGATATAATAGAAATAATGAATGAACAGATGAATTACCAGACGATTTGAAATTAATGGAAATGATCCTTGCATGTTGAAAATTATCAGATGAATTAAAATCTGAATTAAATATTTGAGTTTCATCATATAAATTATGAGATGAACAAATTGTTTACGGTTGAAAAACAACAGACCAAACAATTGATGAAATATATTTCAGTTTTAAAATCATGCTTGATAAATTCAAAAATTTTACATTAGCAATATAAACATTCATGATATTATATAATAAAACAGCAATAAGGTATTGATACCAAAAAAACCAGTATTGAGTTTCATCGTATGATTCAGAATGAGTAAGATTTGCGTGTAATGTGCAACCTTTGGATCAATCAGACGGATTTGATGAAGCAACAGTTTATAAAATGAAGAAATTGTATTGTGAATATTCATGAAATGTTGTTTGAGACAAAATTGTTGTTGATTGAACAGCATATATTGTGAAATCAATACAAAGCTGGAATGGATCAAAAAGAAAATTTTACAAAATTATAATGTCTGAAAGTGAATGAAATTAAACTTGCAATGAGATATACAACAATTGATGTGATTGAACGATAAAGTAAATGCAGTTGTTCAAATTATATTGGTTGATGTATGAAATGAAATTACAAACAATGCAAAGGAAAACGCACCATATTTGACATGATCATTGAGAAAGAGTTTAAACCAAGATTTCAATTCAATCAATAGATGATTCGTGGTGGTTGGTTCACCTTTGGATTATGCAAGTTTAAGAGAATATTCAAACAGAAAAAATCCACAAACAACATTCTATTTGAAAAGAGCGTTCACGGAACATATGGACACAATAAATGATATAATTTTGGAAGATTTACAAAGTAATATGAAAAAATAATGACAGAAACAACATATTCATTCAAGGCAATATGAGACGCATTATATAATAAAATGCTTGAAATCGCAACGTGAGAAACGGCAAGAATTTGAGCAGTTTATAACCATGACATAAAGATTGAAGATTGAATAAATTTACCAGCAATTATCATTACCCCAGATAATGGAAATGTAAAATATCTTGATTCTTGCAGTTATCAAACAGAATTGAATTACAAAATAAGATTAATTGATAGAATTCAGAAAAATTTTTCAGAAGTTGAAGATAATATGAGAATTGTTGCAGATATGGTGATTCAGAAATTAAAGGAAATTGAAACTATTGTTTGGAATAATGATGATTGATACACGATAAAGTGTGAATACACATATAATTGGTGATTTGCAAATACGCAAGAACCATTCAGAGTGTTTGAAGTCAATTGTTCATTTACAGCAATGACAAAATAATTTATATCATAAAAAACAATAAATCATGGCATGCAAATGATGTAAAGAAAAAAAACCAGAAATCGAACAACACGTAAAAATCGTGAACGATAATGGTGTAAGGAAATATTCATTTCCAAAATGGTGATTGATCATTGAATGAAAAACAATGATTGAAGCATTAGAAAAAGCAAGGGAAATCGTTCAGAAAAAATCTGAATGAAAAGATGAAGAATAAAAAACTTTTAGCATTTAATTAATTACAAAAATGGTATACATCGGAAGATTATCAGCAATTTGACTTGGTAAAGAAGCAACAAGATGAACAGCAGTTGCACCAAGCGTATGGATTGCAAAAGAAAGCGGAGTTTTAAACCCAAGCATTGAAAGTGTAACAGATGAATCATGATACGGAGTAATCGACGGAGTTTATAATTCTTTTACAACAAAGAATTCTTCAAACTTAACAATTCAAGGAGTTGCAAAAGATTATTCAATGTGATTCTTTTTACTCGGTGCTTTGTGAAAATACACAAAAGTTTACGCAGTTACTGGAACACCAACATGATGAACACCAGCAAGATGAGATGTTACAACATGATGAGCAACTTTGAAGAAAATAATAAATGATTGAGTAACAACATATTATTATTTCGACAAAGATGTTTCATGAAGTGTTACAAATGGAACATGGACAATGTCAGCAACAAAATCACATGCTGGACATTTCTTTGAAGTATTGCAAAACAACACACACCCAACATTTACACTTTATGATGATGATCCAGTTGCTGGAAGTTACGCACCATATTGTATGATAAATAATTTGGAATTATCATGTGAAGTTGCAGATTATGTAAAATTCAGTGCAGAATTTATGTGAAAGCAAATGCAACCAATACAAGGAAGCGTTACCCCAGCATATGCAACTGAAAATGAATTTACAGCAAGCATGGCAGGTGTAAAATTTGCAAATGATGAAGCTTCATTGAACAGTGCAAGTGAACAATGTATGCAAAATTTCAGAATTGCAATAAACAAGAATTTAACAGATGTTCAATGTTTCGGTGATACAGATATTGCAGATATTTATAATCAACAATTCGGTATTGAATGAGACTTTGAAGCAGTATACGAATCAACAACATTACGTGATTACGTATTAAATTCAGAGAAAAAAGCCGTTAGGTTCTACGCAATAAATACAAATGCAAGTGCTTTGGCAACATGAGTTTACCCAGCAATTTATGTTGATTTAATGAAAGTTTGATTCAGTGAATGGACAAAAACAGATTCAAACGATGAAATCATTAAACAAACAATGTGATTTACTGGACAATACAGCAATGATGACGGAACATCAATTGAAGTATTATTATTAAACAGCGATTCAGTTTGATATTAATATATCACGTGCTTGCAGTTTTTCCTTGTTTATCTGTAAGCACGTATTTAAAACAAGGCTTCTTTAATTCTTAAACAAGGAAAACATGAAAGTAACAATTAACGGTGCAGAAAAGGAAATCACCATTTCAAACGTTTATACAAGAAAAATTGATCGTGAATACAATGATATTCTTCTCGATTGATTAAAAGCAACACCACAGCAATTGCAAGCGTGAGAAATTGAAATCACAGTTGCAAATTGACAAAAGGCAAATGATTTTTTGATTACATCAATGACAAATTTAACAGCAGAAGAAGTTGATTGATTGGCGGTTGAAGATTACGAAAAGGTTCTTGAAGAAGTGGAAAAAATGAAAATACCCAGTAAGAAGTAAAGAAATTCTTGAACAATTCGCAAAAACATTACGTTCATGAAAATGATTGAGTAAAGAACACCGTGATTATATATTGATTAAAGAATTATATCATTGCAAGCCGTCGGATTTAGACAATGAAAGTGAACACGTTCTTAATCTACACTTTGCAATGATCC